CATTGATTGTTAATTCATCCGGTGATATGATAAGGAGGTGATGCATTGGAGGTGAATTAATATGAATAATAATTTTGAATTTAAAGACTGGTCTGTAAACAGGCGCGCAAGAGCGTTAGACCATATGGACCAGTACATTAGGAAGATTGTCAATGTTGATGGACCAGACTATTTTTTCTGGGAAAATCATGGTATTGGCAACAAGTCCGATGAAGAGGTGTTAAAGATTGCGGCAGACGATACAGCTTTTATCAATGCGTTGTTTGCGTTCTATTTAACAACCGCTTCAGATAGTGATGTATGCACCATCAAAAAAGAGCGCTTCTAGTCATAGTGCGCCATTACAACTAAATAATAATAACAATCTTAAGAGAGTATTCATGTACTCTCTTTTTTATTGCAAAAATAACAGGAGGAACAACAATGTTATCACGCATAATATCAAATCCACCAATCCATCCCAAATATCAGATCTGTCTCATCACACCAGCGGGCAGATCTGGTACAATCTTACGTCACCTATATACATCACCACGTACAGGTGCGACATATTTCAGTCGCCATCATGCTAATAACTACACACATGAACAGGCGACAGCAGTATTACAAAATCTGCCGTATCCAGACGCGTTCATCCAGTCTGAATACGACTGCCATTACCGCGAGACAGACGAACGCGGTAACATCAAGGATTACATGTGTGCATAACATAACAGCACATAAGTAATAAGTAACTAATCAACCATTAAACTTGCTATCCCTTATTCCTGTGAGGAGCAGGCTTTTTCCTATCGGAAATTGCAAGGTCGAACCTTGATGAGGGATTTTTCTATGCTCTTCTATAATGCCCATGAAGAGTATAGATTTTACCAACGGAAACAAAAAAATATGAGGTTATGCCTAATCCAAAAGGCAAGAGGGAGAAAATCATGACAGAAATTAAAACAAATGAAACAATTAATGTTTTCCCGTGTACATACATACTTATCAGTCGAGCAATTCGTCCTCTCGATCATGAAACTATAACAAAAATATGTCAACAGGATGAAGACTTCCAAAAACGTGTTTTAGATCTCCTTATCAACATATGTGGGTCTAGTGTATATACAGACATTGAATTTCAAGACTGGTCAGAATATGAACCTGATAAATCCTCTAATGGTGGTTGTTATAGATTCAGTAAACATTACTACTACAATAAAGATTCAGATTTGTGGACACTACAATACGAAACATCCGCAGATATGGAGTATTGTCCTATATGTGGACACTTTGGAAATCATGAAGAATATGATGACGATACATTTATCGGTTATTCTTGTGGTAGTGCAAAAATAATCTCATCTACAAAAATGATTCAAATCGTAATTAGTTTTATGCTTAATTACAAAGATGATACTGATCATATTATGTTGGTTAGATAAAACAAGGAGGAATTAATCATGAAATCAAATGATACAATCAAAAAATTCGATACATTCGTATCTCATAACTTCTTCGGATACAGTGCACACACGTTGTACCAGGAACTCTGCCATTCATATCCGGTAGAAGTATCATCACAATGGGTGTATGTCAATATCTGGCATACATTTATTAACCAGGACACACCAGAAGATATTGATATTGCACGTCATGTAGTGTGTATCATTATTGGTGATCCGAACTTCGAAATTCGTGCTCTTGATGCTCGTGATTATATTGAGTACTGTATGGCTACTCAGGAATATGAGCGCCTTGCAGTTCTTGCAAATGATGCACTTGACCTGTATCTCAAGGGCGTAATCAGTCTGCATGAATTCAAGCTCATCATTGCAGCTAATAAAAACTAATTAAATTATCTGTCAGTATGTATGATTTTCCTTGACTGGCGGATTTGAAAAACGGAAACAAATTTAGAATCAATTTTTCTGGACGGGATACCCCCATGTACAGGGAAATTGATTCTAACATACAGGGAAATAAAAATTAGCTGTCCTATCGGCATACGGGGAGAATGGAGATTAATTATGAAGAAAAAAATATTCGCAGCAATTATCACATCAATCACAACATTAATACTCACCTGTCAACTGATTCCGGCAAGTGAAACAGAAAAAATTTTTACTGATGAATCCGAAATCACATCAATTGAAACTACGGAAACCGGTACACTCTATACATTTACAGACGGAACCGGATACTATCATGAAGAAAATGAAATTCCGGAACTTTCAAATGTAAATGGTCTGTATCCACTTACCGGAATTGTTACAGAAATCGAATACGATGTAGAACCAGAAGTTGATCTTGTAACAATCACCTGCTCCAACGGAAATATGTTCTCATGGTATGCAGATGCCGGAGATTATGAAGTCAATGACCTTGCATCCTGTATCATGGATTCCAAGGGAACTAAATATGTATACGATGATGAGGTGTTATTGGCTCATTATGCCGGTGGATTAAAACACTTCGAACAATATAAAAATTAAATTAAACAGAAGGGAAATAAATCATGACAAGAGAAGAATATAACAAAAAGGCAGCAGCACGTAAAAGAAAATCAATCATCATTAAAGGCAGCTTAGGTTTAGCTGCTTTTTTCATGTTCGCCGGAATTATTGGCAAGATAGATCAAGACACATATGCCGGGATCCATTCTGTCAAGGGAACTGTTTCCGCATCAGGAAACTATATCCTTGATGAGAATGGAAAAGCATATGATGTATCCGGATTCCAGAGCGGATCCGAAGTAACAGTAAAACTTGATAAACAGGGAAATATCCTGTCTGTTGTAAGCAAATAGAAACGAGGTGATTGCATGGAACACAGATACAAACTCCGGATCTATTTTAAATCCGGTGCGCAGAAAGGGAACTTGAAAAGGGAAGAGTTCTTTGATTCCCTTGATGCCATGAACAAAAGATACAGAGAATTGTTTAAACCAAAAGAATATGCTTTAAATCCCACAGCATGGGAAAGAATAAATGGAGAATGGCTGAGAATGTTTATTACATCAGCCGCATAAGAAGGGAGAATAATCATGATACCAAAACAAAAGAAATTAGTAGCGCTTAATGCCGATATCAGAGGTATGGTACAGGCAATCAAAGACTTCAAGGCAAAAAGAAAGGCCGCCATTGAAGCAAATGATTATGAGACAGCAGAGCAGATGTGGAGCAATGAAAAAGCGATGGCTAAAAATCTGGCAGAGGCAAATTACCAGAAGATTAAGCTTTATTACTCCAAGGCAGACGCTATCTATGAAGATAAGATCATTGCAATCTGCAGCCTGCCTGGACTTATTGGCATGAAGGAAGCAAATCTCATTGAGTGTTGTGCAAATATCAATGGGAGAAAGCTCTACGCAATTTAATTAAACAGAAATGAGGTGTATACAATGACAAAAGGAAACGGAAGCATTGGTTCCATTACAACTATGGGAAATCTTCCTTTATATGGATGTGTAAACCCATGTAGAAAAATTAATACAACATACAAATCTCGAATTAATTGGAAGATGGAAATTAGAACCTTAATGAGAGATTTTAGTTTTCCAAAAGATATAATAGAATCTGTTATTCGGACAACGGAAGTCGAATGTCCACATGAAAATGCAGACATGAAGTACGATCATGCCTGGAGAAAATTCTGGACATTGATCAGTTAAAAAAACTAAATAAAAATTAAATTAAACAAAAGAAAGAGGTAGAAAACAATGTTAAACTATAACGAAATTGAAAGAGCACTTACAAACGGAGCAACAGAAAGCAAAGTAATTACTAAACTTTTCAAAGACCAGACAGCATACAACACGGTGATGAGTAACTGTCAGCGAATTGGCGGAAAAAGATTTTGCTGTATTCCGCTTGAATTGTTAGAAATCGACGAAGATTATCAGAGAGTATACTGTATCAACATAGAAAAAGTATATTCTTTGGTACGTAAATGGAATTTCAATAAATGTGAGCCAGTATTGGTATCACCACATCCAGAAACTGCAACATTTGCAGTGATCGATGGATCACACCGTATGCTTGCTGCCGGAATCAGGAAAGAAAAATATCTTCTTGCGGTACTTACTGAAGGATTGTCAGAAGATCCTGCTGAAAGGAAAATTGAAGAGGCAGAATTATTCTCAGAACAGGGAGAAGATGTTGATCATCTGAGTCCTTCCCATAAACACAGAGCTTATGTAACTAGAGGGATTAAGAAATACTGTGTATTGGATAACTGTATTAAGGAAAGGAGACTATTATTAAATATCCATGAATTAAAGAATCTTTCAAAGGAAAAGCAGGATTCCTTAAAAGCAGCTGATTATAGAGTATTAAGTGGATATTCAGCAGCATTGCAGGCTGCATCACTTGTTAATGGAGAAGAAATTCTTAATAATGTATTTAATATCATTGAAGATGCAGGTTGGCATACAGCTACTAATGGATATGGAGCCAATGTTATCTGGCCGGTTAAAAGTGTTTTAAACCTGCATGACAATGATCCACAGGTTGTCAAGGCAATTGTATCTTTATTCCGTCCAATTGAACCAGATACGTTTTTTGCCAAAGCACATGCAAAATATCCTGGTCGCAAAGAAAAAGAACGTCTCACTATGTATCTGGAAGAAGAGGTCGCCAAGAGATTAGGAATCCAGCCTATGTATACCGGCGGTGACTTAAGAAAAGTTACTTCTGCAATTAATAGTCAGCGTCACTATAAAGCAACTGGAACAGAAAACAAATAAAACAAATTAAATTATACAGAATATAGCACTTGCATTTTAGTACCGTAAGTGCTATACTCTGCTCAAAGACAAACGAATGTTCGATATCATAATTCAGCTTCGGCATATGCGACGTGAAATTTAGAGCCGCTCTCCTTCTAAATCGTAGCTGAATTATGCTATTGAGCATAAGAATAGGAGAGAAAGCAAATGAATAAAGCAGAAGCAAAAGCAGTAGTAACAATTCCAATGAAGGGAAGATACTTTCTTCATAAAAACGGAAGTATTATTCCGGTCACAGACCTGATCAATGCGATCTATCTCATGACAGGTGATGAGAAAATTAATGAATGGGATCCGGATCTTGAATTCTATATCCGTACATTCTTTGGAAACATTGTAAGGGAAATGTCTCCTACAGAAATTACTGTACAGAATTTCTTGAAACATCACGAAAAAGTGAAAGCAATCAGATTGTATTATCACATGCACAACACAGAGTCGCAGAAATGTACATTGGTAGAAGCCAGAGATTATGTGGAACAGTTGAAAACAAAAATGAAAGAGAGAGGTGAACTGTAATGACAAAGATTAAAGAAGCAGTAGATAATCATAAAAATTACGAAAAATTCCATGTGGAAACAATCGTTGCCCACAATGGAGTGCTGGTTGACATTGTAATTTCTGCCTCATACGAAGAAACAAAATTCGATAAAATCATGGCAGACTGTAAGCGCCAGGAAGAAGAACGTAAGCGTGAACGACGTAGAGAAAAAATTAAATTAATCAATCTGTTTACAGGAAGAAGAGAAATCGCATGATAACAAGTAATAAAATGCCGGAGCTGGCAGCTACAGATATTGTAAAGTTAAGAAATGGAAAAATTGGGATTGTGTTAGGAAATAAGAATTCTAATAACCATCTTGCCATTTATACTAACAATACTACATGTGTATCTTGTGAAGAATATTTAAGTAATTATGAGTCAAACAGACATAATAATGATCGCAACATTGACATTATCAAAGTATGGAAATCAAATTTTGAAAGGCAATGTGCTTTAATTGATGAATTCTATACAAAAAACAATGCTCCAACATACATGGATCCTGATTGGGAAGAACCAACTACAATGACTGTAAAAGAAATTGAAAAAATTATCGGTCATCCGTTCACGGTCATTGAGGAAGAGGTGGGCGAAGATGAATGAAACACTGTCATTCGCAGGATGGAGACCAGGCAATCCGGATCAAATCATCCCGTGGAAAGAGAAATTCGATGAAGAATATAGCGGCGGAGGCCAGTTAACATTACTGTCAAAAGAAATCTATCAGGCAGAAGCAGATGAAGATATGCCGGCTTTCGAATATCGCTATATTATTAAAGCAATGGATCTGCAGGCGTTTGGATCAGATCAGAAAACAATTTGTATCCGTTTATACATATGTCCGTTACCACAGTATTGGAAGCCAGAAGTATTAAAGGATCTTTCGGAAGATAACAGCGCAGATTGGTTCTTCGAAGACGCGGTAAATTCAGATGTCCTTCCATATATAGGAGAAGAGTATTTGAATTATACAGATAATGATATCCTACCAGATAAAAATGGTAATAAACGGTACGATTACTTTTATCACATCACTGATTGGGCCAAAGCAAATGAATTATTCAACATTATTGCAACAGTTCTGTATCCGATGGACAGGACACGCGGTCACGGTCTTGACCATGTATGGAACCAACTGGGAAACACTGGTTGGGATTTACTTGAATACGTCCTCAATGGGAAAGATTGGGTAAATACAGCATTATCAAGGCATCGAAACAAGTATAATTAACTTTACATCAATACAAAAATATGATATATTTAAAACAAGTTAAATTAACTGCGCATAAGGAGAAGTAATATAATGAAAACAAAAGCAGTCCGCAGCCAGAGAATCGCATGGCTGTTGAGGAAAGAGGGATTTAAAATTCTTGGCATCACGCCAAATAGAAGACGTCCAAATCTGGATGTTTATATATTTGAAGCAACACCGGAGTTATGCACAGCTCTTGATACACATATCCAAAATAAAGACAACAGAAGGGATAACTAACGAAAGTAAATCGGAGGGAAAATCATGAGTGAAAAAGAATTTGACCGCGGTAAGTGTTTTACATTCTTTGCTTCGTATAGGAAACAGGGCGAAAGAATAAAAGAAATTCTTGGGCCGGAGAAAGCTCTGGAATATTATGAGGCGGTCATAGACTATGGACTGTACGCCAAACCGATAGATAATAATCTCCTATTATATGTAGGAGATACCTTACTTGAAACGATCGACTCATCTCAAGAGAAGCGGTCACGAGCATTCGGTGAGAACATGACCGTCACTTTATCCATCTTGGAATTGAAGCGTGATCATCCAGAATATTCTCAGAATCAGATTGCGCAAGAGC